CGCGTGTCAGGTCGCGATCCATAATCCAATAGACGTGGATACCTCGTCCGCTATTGACCAGCATTGGTTTCGGCAAGGCCATCCGCATGCAGAAATTCTGCAATGATTGCACCGCAGTCACCTGATCCGGGTAGTCTTTCTCAGGACCGCAATCCAAATCTAAAAAGAAACACCGCAGCTTGTGTGCGTTGGCTGACGTGCGGTTCTGGTTATTCTTGAATGTTGCAAGGGCGAAGTACGCATCCCATCCCTTGCGGTCATAGTCCAGTGCGGCAGCTTCCAGCTGCTCTATTGTGTCGTAGAACTTCTGTATCTTCCGCTCGTTAGCCCGATTAAATACCCACAGACAATAGTACCCATCACTTGCCAACGTGCTGGACAGAAACGTATTCGTGTCCATGCGATTACCCCCGCTCGTGTGAGGGCGGGGCGCGAACGCCCCACCACTATATTACTCGTCGTCCCACGCCTGCACGAGGTTATTCAGCTGTTGGGGTTCCGCCATCGGCGCGGGTTTGCTTTCGCGCTTGGCAGGTTCTGCGACCGGCTCTTCTGCGGCCTTCGGTGCAGGCGTGTCGTCAACTTCAAACCCTTGCGACTTCGGGTTATACGGCTTGGAGCCAGCGCGGTCTTCACCTTCGTCGCGCTGATACACGGTCAGCGTGGTTGCCTTCTTCACGTCCGGATCGTTCATCAGTGCCTCGACCTGCACCAACTCTTGATCGTTCAGGGGCCGCGCAGCCTTGAAGAACAGCTTCGGTGTCTCGCTGTTCTCGTCGAAATACGCAGTGGTGACCACGGCGCTGACCGGGAAGCCACGTGCATCCATGAACCGTGCGTAGGCTTGCATGCCGTACTTGTTGTCTTTGGCATCACCGAACAGCGATGTGGCGGGAAGCTGCAGCTGGTACACCTTGTCGTACTGTCCCTCTATGGCGACAGCCAGACGCTGGTTGAAGCGGCACGCGCGGCCGTTTCCTTGACCCGAACCCTTAATGTTCATCGGGCAATTACGGCACGCGGCGGCTTTGCGCTTCTCGGCCGGAACATCCGCTGCAGGGGTTTCACTATCCGCAGACCAGCATGTTGGCCCCGACGGGTTCTCGGGGTCATAGGTACCCTCGAAATAGGTGCGGCCGATCTTCGACGTACCCAGCACGACCACGTTAAGCGATCCGGAACTGTTGACGTTCACTTGTTCACCGTTGACCATCTCACGGAAGCGACCGCCCCTGATGCTGATACGACGGCTTGTAGCACCGCCGCCGCCAGACAGCGCCTTGTTCAGTTCCATCATCCGCTTGAAAGCGTCGGACGATACCAGTGCGTTCCCCTCGAACGCAGAAAGGTCCATTGTCATTTGTCGTTCTCCTTCGACTCGTTGCTGCGCAGTAGCGCGTTTTCTACCCGATCAAGGCTGAAACGGTAAGTCTCTCCGGCCTTGATGTAGGTATCTTCTGGAATGGTTCCGCTGCGAATCCAGTTCCGAATTGTAGAGACGGACACGTTGAAATAGTCCGCGACGTCTTTGATGGGGACATACGTGCTGGCCATCAGGTCTTCCTCACAGTTACGACGTACTCCACGTCGGTGTTCAACCCGGGAGGCACCTGTTCAGGGTTTTCCTCCAGAAACTGCTTGACCACTGACTGGTTAAGGCGCTTCTCCAAAAAGTCAGGCACCTCTTGCTGCAGCACGAACTTGTGCATGGCCTCCCAGTCGCTAGTCCAGTAGCGGGTTTTTGTAGTCCGGTAGAACGTACCGTACGCAGTGCGGGCACTTTCGACACCGTGTTCAGAACAGTAATCAAGCAGAGCGCGCTTGATGAGGTCAAGCTGCGATTTCAGCTTTGCCTCTTCTTCTTTGAACGCAGCTGCTTTTTCCTGCAGCCGGGTGCGAATTTTAACGTATGTACGCGTCAGGTCATCTACCGACGGTGCTGTCGTAGCATCAGTCATTGTTGTCTCCGGGTTGTCTATACGTGACAATTAGTACCAAACGGTACCCTAGTCAAGCAATTCTTTGTACAAATTGAGGATTTGCGCATGTACGTCAATGCGCTGTTCCAGCATGCTGTACAGGCGGCGTTCCACAGGGGCGCTTTCCAGATGCACTACAGTACACTTAGACGTCTGGCCGGAACGATGGATGCGGGCGTTGGCCTGCGCGTACGTCTCCAGTGAGGCTGTGGGTGCCCACCACACAACGGTATTGGCTGCGGTCAACGTGACACCATGTGCGGCTGCTTGCGGCTGAATGACTAGCACGCGTGGGTCTGGTGTAGTCTGGAACCGCTTGAAGATGTCGGTCCGTGCTCCAGCACTCACATCGCCCGAAATAGTTTCGGTGGTGATACCGTCAGCTTGCAGGGCCTCCGACAACATGCGGATTGTGCTCTTGAACGGCACGAACACCAGCACCTTCTTGGTCGTCTCGTCGATGACCTCACGCAGCACTTTGTATCGCTCTGAGATGTCGAACTCTAGTGTGTCACCGTCATCGGTGTAGACCGCACCTGCACTGATCTGCAGCAGCTTGTTCATTTTCACGGCGGCGTTAACAGCCGTGACTTCAGCCCCAGCCGCTTCCATCATGAAATCTTTTTTCAGTTTCTTGTAGTACACCTCCTGCTGCCTCGTCATGGGGACGTGGCGGCTTGTGTACAGCATATCTGGTAGGTCGAGACAGTCGTCCTTGGAGAACCGAATGGCGGGCTGCAGCACCCGGTGCACCGTTTCCACCGCGTTGGGTTTGTTCTCCCAGCGGAACTGCGTGACCTTGCGTTGTACCATATCTCGGAACGCGCCGTAGAACTTCGGCACGTTGTGCGGGCTTACCAGCTTGGCAAGGCCGAAGGCGTCGGTCGGCGACTGCGCTGCCGGTGTACCCGTCATGAGCCATAGCCACGTGTCAGGACGCAGCAGACGGTGCATGGTCTTCCACCGCTTGCTCTGCGAGTTCTTGTAGTGTGAGGCTTCGTCCACAATGATGAGATCGAACCCACCGTTGCGTATCTCCTCTTCGACGATACCGATGCCGTCGTAGTTGATAATAACGAACTCAGAACCGCCGTTTATTATCTTCTTACGTTTGTCCGCGCTGCCATGCGCGATGTCTACCGTGCGGTGCATAGCGACCTTGAACAGGTCCGCGCGCCAAGCCGAGTCCATGATGGAGATAGGACACACGACCAGCGCGCGGCGTACCTTCTTCTGTTTCATAAGGAAGTCCGCAGCCCAGATTGCACTGGCAGTCTTACCTGTACCCTGTTCGTTGAAACAAAAGGCCTTGCGGTGCATGGTAAGGAAGTCCGCGGTGGCCTTCTGATGAGACATCGGCGGGTACTGACCGGGCCAGTCGTAACGCGACGAAATCGGCGACGGGGCCTTGATGTTCAACTCCCGCAGCGTCTGTGTTTCTTCTACCCCCCAGTGCACCAACACCTCGTGCGGGCCGATCTGTTTGCTCTTTGGGATGACAGTAGTGACTCTTGTAGGGTTGCGCAGCTGCAGCTGCAGTGCGCGGTTGTCAACGATCTTCATGTGGTTCTCCGTTATACGGCCCGTATAACTAGGCCTTTTTCTTTGGGGGCTTGCTCAAGGCACCGCCACGGGCGCGGTTAGCGCTCGGGCTTTCCAGACGTACACCGTCCGAATTATCACCACCACGGGACAAGTCCTTGCGATGGCTGAGGTCCAGCCCTTCTCGGGCTTTCTTACCGTGTTTTTTGTCGAAGGCCCGCCGTGCCTTGGCCCGCTCTGCACGGGCTGGCTTCTCGTTGCGGGCCTTCTCTTGCTGCCACTCTTTCGCGTAGGGGCGTGGTTTGTTGACGTACGGCATGCGTCACCTGTGCTGTCCGTTATGCGGACATTCTACCACGGGACAATGCTTTCGGCATAGCCCACTCGGTACCGGATTCCACACGTTTGTCTCGTGGGCCTTCTGCAGTTGGGCGTACTTCTTGATCCACGGAGACCACAGCACGTTGTGATCTGACGCATTGAAGTCCGCGCCCACAAACTTATCCGCGATGACAAACAAAAGCCCGCCCTTGGCCCGTTTAACTTCGGGGAAGTGCGCAAACAGAGACAGGGCCATCAGTTGCAGCTGCCCAGTGTCCGCGTACTTTGCAGACTTGCCCGTCTTGTAGTCCACGATAAACGCTTTCTCGCCGTTGATGATGGCGAGGTCTACGATGCCGCGGAACCACACGTTCTTGTCATAGAACCCGCAGGGCTGCAGGTCTTCGGTCAGACCCATCTTGAGTTCGCAGTGCTTTTCGCCCGGCTTGGCCTTGAGGGCCTCCAGCGTCGGCATGGCAAACGAGAACCGTTCCGGCACAGGGGTGTCGTCCCGAATGTAGTCCTCGGCCGCCTTGTGGAACTCGGTACCATAGCGCGTGGCATCAGTCTCTTTGAAGGGAAACTCCTTCAACACGTTGACGTGATAATACTGCTTCGGGCACGTCTCGAACCCCTTCATGCGACTGAACGACCACGCACCTGCGCTCATGTTATTCTCCGTATCTGCGACTGACGTCGGACTCACAGTTTACCGGCAAGCCCTCTGCCCAGTCAGGGGTCCAGCGCATACACTGTTCGATGTATGCCTGTGCTTCGTCTACTTCTTCGCTGCGTACACATGCCACAACGGAGTCATGTACAGTTAGCACCACACGGTACCGTTTGGCAATCTTTAACATCTGTTCGCCCACAATACAACGTGCCAGTGCTTGCGTCACGTTCTCTATGACCTTCCCGCCATAGATATTGTTCGGCCCTCTGCGGGTCTGATATGTGTAGTCGTACCCGATCTCACCCGGTGTCGCTTTGAGGTCCGTGTACTTGATGTCCAGCCCACTCGGCAGCTGTATGGCGCTGCGGTCACCATGCACTGTCAGCACACCGGGCCGCCCAAACTGCTTGCTGTTACCCTTGGACATTTCGCGGAGCATGTTGTCCGCTTCGCGCCACAGGCCACTGATCCTATCGTTGGAACTGCGGTACACGTCGATGATCCGCTTGGCTTCCTTGAGGTCTACCTCGACCCCGGCTTGCAGCTTGAGAAACGTCTGCAGCTTGTTATGACCAACACCATATCCTGCGCCAAGGATCACAACCTTGCCGATCTGGCGCTCCTGCTTGTCGATGTCCCCCTCGTCCTTGTTGAAGATCTTGGCAGCCATGCGTTTGTACACGTCACCATTCTCGGCGAAGGTCTGCACCACATCTTCTTGTTCGGCCAGCCACGCCAGCACCCGGGCTTCGATCTGTGCGGAGTCGGCGTCTATCAGCTTGTGCCCTGCCGGGGCCACAATGGAGTTCTTGATCTGCTTCGCACAGAT